CCAGCGTGGTGGCTCCGGTGGCGATCGTGCCTTCCGTCCGGGCGATCATCTCCCGCACGCGAAGCGTCTGGTAGATGGCCTCCTGCGCTCGCTCCAGGCAATACTCAGAAGGGATTTCCGAGTGCCGGACCATGTATTTCAGGGAGCCGGGCGTGCTTTTGTCGCCGGTGAGTTGGGCATATGTCATCGGCATTGCGGTATCTCCCGGCCCTGATGGGTGGCGCTATCCGTGATCAGGGCGCAGCCGGCGCCGCGCCATGCTTGGCCAGAATGGCCTTGCGGGCCGCTTCCTTGCCGGTGATGGCGGTCATGTCTTCGAACTCGCGGGCCACGGCGGCGCGCACGGCCTGCCATGGAGTTGCCTTCAGCGCTTCATCGCCACGAGCCCATGCCACAATGTCCAGTTCCTTTTCGTCGGCCGGAACGTCCTCGTCGGCATCGGCGGCGGACGGGGCGGGCCTTGCATCAGCCACGGGCGCGGCCTTGCGCTCTGCAGCAGCCTCAAGCGGCGGCACGGGCATTGCGTTGCCATTGCCATCTACGGGCACTTTCTGGCCATTGTAGAGCTGGCCGTCCTGCTCAAAGGCAAACCGGGAGTCGCCGTAAATTTCGCCGAACGGCGCTTTGTGGTTGAAGCGTTTTCCGTACATCTGGTGGGTCTCGTGCTGTTTGTGGGGGAGGGGAAACAAAAAGCCGGGCAGCGCTTCCGCCGCCCGGCTGATGTCAAATCAGGCAAGTCGTGAAAGGTTACGTGCCCTTCTGATTGGCCGACGTGCCAGACAGGCTATGCGCCAGGTTGTTGATGCCGCCGCCCATGTGCTCGCCCCGCTCCTTGGTGGCAGCCATGGTGACGTCGGAGTCATCCTTGCCAAACGACTCCATAAACACGGTTTTGCCCTCCGCGCCGCCAGAGGCGGCAACGGACGACTTCACCAGTCCGTGGTTCTTCTTCGACAGTTCCATGTCGATTTCTCCTTGTTGTCTTGGTTCCCCGCCGCCGTCAGTAGCGGCTGGGGTAGTTGGCGTCGCGGCTCAAGCCGCGGCGCTCCTTGTTTGCAAATCGGCCATTGTCGGCCTGGTCCAGCGTGGTGTAGCCGGCGGCCAATTGCTCGGCCTTTCCGGTCACAGCTTTCTGCTGATGGCGCTGAACGTGCTCGCGGTCCTGGCGCTCGACCAGAATGCGAGTATCGCCGTTTCCGTCGCGCACGATCAGAACCAGTCGATGGTTACGCGAACCACGCCGGTCCCGGCGGGCGTGCCGCCGGTTCCCGCAACGCGCGTGATAACTGCTGCGACGTCAGCCGGAATAACGGACGCCGCGACCTGAGTGGAACCCAGGACGACGTGCCCCGTAAAGTCCTCAAACGACGGCGTGCCGTCGATCAAGGTGTTTCCGCCGACCTGCGAGGCGCGCTGAACGCCAGTGCCGTAGCCGGTGCCCGCCGCCGTGCCCAAGCGGAATCGGGCATATTCGTTGGCTGACGCCGCCGTTCCCACCCTGACCTCGGGTACGGTGGTGGTGCCGACCATAGCGGCCGTGATCCTGACCTCAATGTCGCGGACAACGCCGCGGCGCCCCTTCGGGCCGATGATTGAGGCGGAATCAGTGGTGGCGCCGAACGCCGCAGACGGCAGATCGTACACCTCGCGGATTGCATCGTCATAGAAAGGCATAATCGTTTCTCCTTCTGAAAATGCCGAGGTTAAGCCGCCGAATCCCACATCATGATGCGGGAATTTGGGTTGTTGTTGCCGGTGTGGATGAGGCCAAACCCTCCCAGCGAATACCAGGCGATGGCCTTTGAGCGGCCAAAGTCGCCGGGAATCTTCGCCCGGATTTCCTCGGGAATGCAGACTGCCTCGGTCACGGTGTCCGCGCCGAAGAAGAAGCACCACGATGAGAGGCCGTTGTTCCACGCATCCGCCGTGTTTTCCCACGGATCAAACGTGGTCGAGTCGTTGGCGCCGCCCTTGGGGACGTTGTTCTGTTCAATGAACCGAACGTCCTCGTAGCGGCCGATCTCGCCAGCCCTGATCATGTTGAGACCATCCTGCGTGTACTGATGAATGCTCTCAAGAGAGTTCTTCAGGTTGCGGAAGGTCGTCGGATGGGAAATCGCGAAGTAGGAGTCGCCCTCGTAGGGAGGAATGTTGCGCTCCTTCGCGATGTCGGACATGGCCTTGATGTGGCCGGTGCCCAACGCCACGTTGTTGGTGGTGGCGGTCGCGCCGTTGGTGGTCAGCGTGACAGCCGTGGTAGAAGTACCGCTGGTCGGAGCCACGCGAAGCGAGGTCTGGCGGAACTGCAGGAACGCCTCGATGTCGAACGCCTTGCGGGCGTCGTGCTTGAGGGTCTTGTCGATGATGTTCTGGATTTTGTGCTTTGCCAGCGCTTCCAGCTTGCCCGTATAGGGAATGCTGTTGCCCCACTCGGTCACGGTGAGCGTGCCCTGGCTGACGGTGACGTTGGTCTCCGGCATCGGCATCGTTTCATCCAGACGGCGGCCCTGACGCACGGGATTCGAGATGATATCCCACACGAAAGTTTCACCGCGTCCCAGTCCCTTCTGCGTGCCATCCTCGGCGTCGCAGAAGTTTCGGAACTTGGTCAGCGGCTGAACCTGAATGCGCAGGTAGTCGCTGAGTTCGTCGCTGTAGAGAAACCCGCCTTCGGCGGGGACAGACCAGATTTGGCCCGGCATGTTGGTATTCCTTGTTTCTGGATTGCGGTTGGTGGCCGCATCGGCGCTGATCGCCGCCAGAAACCCGCCTGTTTGTTAGACTGGCTGGCCTCGAAGCTTTCTCATGTTGGCAACGGCGTCCGCGCGGGCTTGATCCACGCTGCGGGCCTGTGCCTGACCTGACGAAAAGCCTGGCGACAACCGGCGTGCGGCCGGCTGGTTTTGCAGTCTGTCCTTGCGCTCCTGGCGATTGGCGAGGCTCACCGCTGGGTTCTGCGGTTTTTGCTGCTGCGCCGCCTGCTGGGGCTGTGAAGGCATGAGGGCTCCGCGCAGATTGCCGACTGCGGCCTGGTAACCGGCGGCAAGAAGCTGATCGACGGGGCGAACGCCCGGCATGTTGGCGATGCGCGCCTTCTTGTGAAGGGCGCTCAACGCCTTGGTGTCCGGTGCGATCTGGCTCAAATCCTCGACGGTGTAACCCGCATTGATCAGGTCTTCGGCCATTCCTCGATGAATCTCTCTGGTGGCTTCGAACTGAATTGCGGGGTTGGTGCCGATCTGAGGGTTTGCCTCCATGAAGTTCTGGACTGCACGAATGGACTGTCGGTCCTGAAGCGCGTCGAACTCGCTCATGGGGTCCACAGGGGCGGGCCGCTCCTGGCTTGCCGCAACGCTTGTCACAAAGCGCTGCAGGGCCTGGGCGGCTACCTCTGGTGATCCCAGCTGGATTTCCTCGACCAGTTTTGCGATGTCCTGCGGCGGCTGGCTGGTGTTGCCATGCTGGCCTGCAAGGGGCGCATCCGCGGGGTTCTGGTCGAAGTCCTGTTCTGAGGCACTTCCATATTCGGCGGGCGGCTGGCCGCCACGCTGAATCTCTCTGTTGGTATTGGCCAGCAACGACTTTGCCTCGGCAAGCTGCGCGAGGCGGCGGTCGGTGGCCTTCTCAATCTGGTAGCTTCGCAGAAGTTCCTCTAGGGGAACCTCTGAAATCTGGCCGTCGATCTTGATGGGGATAGGCGTGTTCAGCAATTCCGGCGCCAGACCATTGAGCGGCTTCTTGGCCGCCGGGGTCGGTTGCTGCGCCTGCTGCTGCGCGGGTTCCTGTCCGTAGGTGCTGTTCAGGTGCCGCTGTTGCTGGTCAAGCGCCTGACGCTCAAGGTCGCCCAGCTCGTTCTTGTCGGACTCTGCTCCGTAGTTGAGAGCGGCTCCGTTCGGATCGTCATTGTAGTCCGTGACTTCGGTCAGCCGCTTTTCGCGGGCGCGGGCGAAGATTTCCTTCCGCCTGTCGTCCTGCCATGGTTGCGGCTTGTCTTCGCGGGGTTCTTCGGACTGGCGCGGCGCAGGACTGCCGCCCTGGTCGATGGGTGCATCCGCAACGGCGCTGTCCTCTGGCGTCGTGACGGCGACTTCATTGTTCTCGATAGAGACTTGGGCATCATGCGTCTGGAGCTGGTTTGGCTCGATTGACATTCATCTGATCCTTGAGTTGTTCAACGGCTTCATCCTCCCCGTCCGCTTCCAACGCCTCCACGGCTGCCGCCCGGTCCTCCAGTGCGTCCGTGATCCAGATGCACATGTCGCGATACCGGGTGGCGATTGCCTGTTGGCGCCGGGCCTCCGCCACGCCGTCGTCGGTGTGAAGGTCCACGTCGAGAAGATGTTGAACCGCCGCCATGAACTCGTTCCGCGCCTTTGCCAGAAACAGCGAAAACGGGTCTTTCGCGTCCAGCAAGTGCCTTTCGATGCGATCGCCAAGTTCGGCGGCGGCAATAAGAGACTGTAGGTCGCGCTCAAGATGCGCGGCCTCCTCGGCCTGATAGATTTTCATGTTTCTCCTAAGCGGCGAGAAGCAAGATCATGTCATCTTCGGCAATGATCGCCGCAACGCGTTGACGCTCGATTTCCGCTGCCATGGCGGCGCGGGCTTCCTGGAGTTGCCTTGCTCTGACATCGCGCGCATTGCGCAATGCCGCAACTCTGCGCTCATTGGCCTTTGCGGCTTCCGCCCGGCGCAATGAAATCGTGGCCGATTCCATGGCGTCAAGAACGGCTTGCTCCGCCTCTCGCAACAATTGTAGCGATTTGGTTTCCGTTATGAGCGGAATGTTGTTTTGGGTGCCGGCTATAGCAGGCGTCGGGTCAACCGCCTGTGGCGGCTCTGTTCTGCGATTTTTCCTGGCCCGCCTAGGCGGCGATCTCCACCACTCTTTCGGCGATGGCGCGCTGCTGCCGCCTCCTGGTTGTGCAACTGGCTCTTCCGGCTGGGGAACGTCACCCGCAACATTAAACAGGATCAGTAACACGGAAGCCCCCCCCCCTATTCCGGTTGTCAGGCCGGAATGGTTCTCAGCTTTTCAAGCGTGGCTTCGGTCTCGGCAATCTTGCTGTTGAGCATGTCGATACGCTCAAGATCGCCAAGCCGTTCCGCCGCGCTTTTTTGCTGGCCCAATGATACAAGCGCCCGCTCGCACATCTGCACAAGGTATTCAATCGTGATCGAGGTAGGCATTTATATCACCATCTGTCTCATTGTTATCGATGACGTGTTTAGGACCATCGCAACGTAAGGAATTACGGTTGCGCCGTCCTGATAGACGTAGCAAAAGCCGGTATCTCCAACCACCGCCGCGCCCTGTGTGTAGAGGTTGGTATTCCAACCATCTATTTCCTGCGTGGCAATGGCGTGGCGGAACCACCGGCCCGTTACGTCTTTTTGAATGTAATAATAGTCACCATAATAGGCATACTTTGTGCCGGACGTGAAAGTCTCGGTTGCTGGTGCAGGAGTGACCACGGACCACGCATTAAGTGCAATGTCGTATCGGTCACATGCCGCCGATGCACTGCCGCGCCACGAGTACAAATAGCGGCCATTTTGGATATTGTTTTCGCCCGTCCAATCGGCTGCCGTTATGCCGTTTACCCAGTCAAAAGACATTCCGGTGCCAGGGGCCGCCGCTCGTGCCGTGCCCGGGGTAATTGTTGACCATGTGTTGGTTGCGATGTTGTAGCGATAGAGCGTCACTGCGTTGTTACCGGCGTAATAGACAAGATTGTCATTGCCTTCGATTGAATAGGTGGAGGTCGCATCCGGCGTTGTCGTCCATGCAGTGCCAACCGTGAGCGTGGTTCCCGTGTTGCTGGCGATGCTACGAATCTGCCCGACACCAGTTCCGCCCGTGATCCGGACCTGATAGTTAGACCATGAGTTGGTTGTCCACGTCTTGGCGCTGTTGACAAGGGTTGTTGACGTGCCGCCCGTTGCCGTGCCGGTCGCGAATGACTGTATAATCCCGCCATCGATTCCGGACGCGCCAGCAAAATGGCCGTCAGTGCCAAGCGTTGCCGCAAGGCCGGTCTGCGAAAGATTCGTCCAAGTGTTAGTTGCGAAGTCATATTGTTTGAAGCTGCCAGCGGCCAGGGTGCCGTTCGCCAGCACAAGCCAACGCGGGGTAAGCAGTCGATATGTATTGGTTGCGCCGAATGCCGAACCGCTCGCTGCCGTGAATGTGATTGTCGCATTGGCGGCAATGGTGTTGCTGGCGATTGTCTTGATTTCGCCAGCGTTCGGGCCTGACAGAATTTGGACCTGATAGCCTCGAAGATCGCGCGCCAATGTCTGGTTGGTTACAAGCGTAGTCGTGGTGCCGCCTGTCGCGGTAAGGAACTCCGCGCCAACCGTTGCGCCGGTTGACCATGCCACGGCGATGCCCGAGGAACCCGCGCCAATGCCCGGAGTCAATGCGGGTGACGGAAGCGCAACCCACCCATCCTCATTTGGGTTGTACAGCCATGCCAATGTTGCGCTCACCACATAAAGAACCTGCTGCCGATAGTGGCGGGAAATCGCGCAGAACGCGCCCGCCACCGTGGTTCCCGGTGCCGGGCTCAGCCACTCCCACCGCTTCAGGTCCAGAATCTTGCGATTGCCGTTTGTTGTTGCCATGGTTCTAGCTCACCGTGATGTTGCGGCGAAGTGACTCGCCCGCGATTTTGTAAAGGGCTGGCATTTGATCGGCTGCTGAGAAGCCACCGATGTTAGTTTGGTTGGCGAGTGTGGTGACAGTTGCCACGGTCGAGACGCCGTTTAAGGTTACGGTTGCACCACCCGTACTTGACGTGAGGTCCATTCGAAGCCTTCCGGCAGCGTCTACAGTCAGCATTCCAACGCTGCGATTGAGCGATTGAATGGCCATCCGCATGGCTTCGATGGCCTCAATAAGCTCGCCTGTGGCGTCAACAGGAAGCGCGGCAGATGCCGTCACTTGCAGCGCGGAAGGTGCTGAAACGGGAATAGGTGTGGAAGCAGAAACAGGAATGGGCGATGCCGCTGAAATGGGAATTGCGTTCGGTGCCGTGATCGGGAACGGGTTGGAGGTCGATACGTCCCCATCGTTCACGCCATCCGCGCCATGGATCAGCTTGACCCGCTGATACTTTTTGCCGCCTATGTCATTGACTGCAATATCAGAGCCAATTCCCGGCAATGTTACATAGTCAGTCATGCGCCCGGAGCCTCTTGTTCGTTTGATCCGCCGTCCCACTGGACAACAATGCTTTTGAGCGTGCCATCAGGGTTGCGAACCACGTCTTTTCTCGCCAGCATGATGGATTGCATCCGGTCATAAGCCGCCTGCATTTCTTCTCTCAGACTTGCAAATGACTGGCGCTGCTCGCCAACGAGATCAGCAAGGTTCTGGCCAGAGAACCGCACCGCGTCAGCGGTGTCGGCTCCGTAGCTTGAAATTGACCTTTCCAAAGCTGAAATGCTCTGCTGCATCTGCGAGAATATGCCTTGAAGCGCCGCGACGGTCTGCCTTTGCACGTCCTGCATCGCGGCCAGAGATGATGTCATGCCGCCAATTACCTGGCGTGACTCTGCGGCGCTTTGCTCTTGCAGCGGGTCCGGCGTGACGCCAAGCAGGGATTGAATGGTCTGCATTTCCTGCCCTGGCGCCACGCTTGTGGCCTCTTTGTTATTTACCAGCTCCTGTTTTGCCACTCCGCCAAGGGCGCCGATCCGAGCCACGGCTATTTTGGCTTCGCGGTCCTTTTCGCGATCAGATTGCTCGGCCTGCATCTGAGCCTTCTTGTCCTCCAAGGCCTGCGCCATCTGCTGCATCTGCGCCTGCATCTCCTGCATCGCCTGCTTCATTTCGGCAATGCGCGCGTCTTCTTCGTCGGCTTTGTTGTAGAACCGCTCGGAGGCGTCCCGGTAGCCCGCCTTGCCGTACACCTCGTCGATAATGGCGTCGTCCTTCATGCGCGCCGTAGCGCGCGGGCCGAGTAGTTTAAGAACAATGTCAGACGCCTGCTGGAACTTTGCCAGCGATTGCAGCGGATCGCTCGATCCAAGGCCGATGTCCACGCTGATCGCGACCTGCGACGTCAGAAGATCGTCCGTGACGTCGCTGATGCCGAAGCGGGGCATGAGCTTGGCGCGCTTGGCGCTGATCGCGATGATGTTGGTATCGCTCTCGTAGTACTGCTCAAGCTTCACGATTTGCCGCAACACGGGCTCAACCCATGTCTCGACGTACACCCGCAGATCAAACTCACCCAACGCATTGGCGCTGGACATCATCATCTTCATACCGCCAACAGTTTCGCCCAGCTGCCGGTTGGTCTGCACGCTGCCAGTGGAGAAATTTCCCGCCTGATCGTCAAAATCGGCGTTCAGCTTTTCCATTTCGACAAAGGCTTCTCCGGCCGCCGATCCGGGCCGGTCGAACTCGACGTCGCCCATGTCCTTCATGTAGACGATGGTGTCTGGCGTCCGGTTCTGGATCGCGCGCACGTCCACCGTGCTGCCGCGCCGCACCTTGGCCAGTGGCGCGATGGTCTGTTTTACCGTGTCGAGCCGGAGGTTCACCAGGTCGTTGATTTCGCGCTGCAGGGGCTGCCAGCTTTCGACCGGCGCCATGGGATCGATCTTGAATGGCTCCAGCGCGGCGCAACCGATGACGATCGGCCGGGCTCCTCCCTGTTCGGGGTAGGCTTCCTCGACCGGGATGACCCCTGAAATCAGCTTGTCCTGGCCCAGCGTCCAGAACACATAGTCCTGCCCCTCAATGCGGAAGAAATTCTCGTGCAGCCAGACCTGCGAATAGGACTTGTCCACCGAGAAGTCGGCCATCCGGTCTGTTCCGGACTGCTCGCGCGCTCTCCTGATGCCAGCCGCGCCTGATGTGTCCGAGCTTGAGGCCGCCCCGGCCAATTGCTCCTTCGACAGCTTGAGGAACCGGACGGCTGACTTGTCGTTGCTGTTTGTCAGGAACGTGTGGGCCGCGTCCACGGTCATCGGGAACCGCAAGATGAGATAGGCCGAGTCCTGCGCCTGATCCTCCCATGACGCCGACGGATCGCGGATCACGTCCTCGGGCGGTATCAACTCAATCCGTGGCCTATCGCGCACAATGCGATAGACGGGCTGCCGGGTCGCCGGTTTGGTGACCACCTCTGCCATGCCGATAAGCGGCTGCAAGTGCGGCGGAACGGGCATGGTTTCCGGGGGCACATCCTCGTACCCAAGGAACTGCCGTCGATACTCCCATGACTGCTTCGAGACGCATATCCCGGTCTGCATCGCGGCCAGATGCGCGCCGGTGGCGATCTGGAACCAGGGGACGCCAGCGTTCTCGTTGCTGCGGTCCAGGCGGAACCGAAGCAGGGCCGAAATCAGTTCGGCGCCCGCCAGCTTCCGCTGATCACTCTCGTCAGACGCCCGGACGATCAGCGCGTCCGACGTTGAAAACAGCGCCGCGGCGGCTTCAGCTTGCTTCTTGCGAGCCGTGGATCGCGTCTTAGGCCGGTAAATCTGCGACCGGCCACGGAACCGCGCCGATGAGTACTTGGAGTCGGCAGAGTGCTTGTTGTTGAAGGCGTTATATGCCGACGTCCAGCGCGGCATAAGTATTTCTTGATATGACTTGCCTTGAGAGTAGGCGCTGCGCACCAGGGACATAAGCTGGCTCTCGGTGAGGGGGAATCCACCGCCCTCCTCCATGGCGTCATCCTCGTCGTTGCCCTCCTGGCCCTCAGCCTCCTGCTCGTCCTGCTCCTCGGCCATCATCTCGTCGGAAAGGTCAATGCTGCGCCGTCCAAACGTGGCTCCACCTTCGGCCGCCAGATTGTTCTTGGTGTCCCAATCCTCAATCTTCACGGCCATTGCTCAATCACTCCGGAGGCCGCTTGTTGCGGTTGAACACCCACGGCCGGGCGCCGTTTGCGGCGCGCCAGTCAGCCATGGAGAAACCCGTGCGGGGCAGACGCAGGCGTTCGAGAATCTCGCCGGCATATCTGACCACGCTTCTCAGGCCCGGGTCTGAGGCAAGGGTGGACAGCTTGATCGTGACCGGCCACTGGATGAAACCTTGCAGCGCGATCTTCACAATCCCGTGTTCGGCCTCGGCCATGACGCCCCACGGATGGCCTGGGTAAGCCTCGGACAGCTTCCGGCCGATCTTCCGGCACAGGTCCGCATTGACGGCGGCAAAGTCGCCATGCGGGTCCATGAGGCCATTTTCGGTCTGAATCTGGACAGGCCCGTTGCGGTCAAAACCGAACAGGCGATGGTCTGGCGATAACATGGACCGTCAGTCTCCGTAGGCGCCAGACTTGTTGGTGACTTCGCGGAACACCCGCTTGCCGCCCGCGAACTCGTAGCTCACCGGCTCGCGGCCCTCGACATAGAACTCGGGGTCGGCCTCTATGCACATCTGACGCAGCGTGCGCACCCGGACCTTCACCGGGATGGCCTGGGGGCTGGTGACTGGCATGGCCGCCTCAGAACTGCTCGCTGATTTCAAGCGTGCCCGCCGTGGCGTCGGCCTGGATGGCGGCGATCCATGGCGTGGCTGGCACGTCAATGTTGAGCCGCTCGCCTTGGGCAATGTAGTGGCTGGTCGAGGTTGCCGTGGGGGAAGACGAGGCAACGACGTACCGAATGTTTGCGCCGCGGGCAAAAATCGAAACGCGCGGGCAAGTGGTGGTCAGCGCCACTGAGGCCGATGCCGCGCCGGCGGCGAGCTGACGGGCTACGGTAGGCTGTGACAACGGCTCGACCAGGATACGGCCTGTGTTGTCGATTGGCTGATACTCTGCAATGGCGCCTTCCGGCAAAACCGGCCTGTCATTGCTGAATCGCGGTGCTCTCATGGGTTCCGTCCTATGCGTCAGGGTAAATCTGGAGGCTTGGCGCCACGCGGTCGATGTCGATGGCGGGCGTCGGCCGCATGTCGTAGATGCGGGATACGGCGTCCACCAAGTCATCGTGGCTGCCGAAGGGGAACGTCAGCATTTCATTGATCAGTGCGTGCGTCAGGTCGTAGATGTTCCCGTCCTCATCGCGTCGTACGATCGCCTGCGGGATACGGAATTTCGTTCCCATTGCCTCCGCAGCGCGCATCTGCCGGGTCGGGCCGCGCACGGGCATGTAATCAACCTTCATGTCGGATTCGTTGTACTTCCAGTAGCAGTCGCCGAACTCCGGGTGCTTGATAATGGGCGGCAGGTAGAACCGCCCAAGCTCGAAATCAGGCTGCAAGCGCTGCACGCGATCCTTCTTTGAGTTTGATCCCTCATTCGGCCACGCCAATTCCGCGATGGCGAATTGGTCATTCTCGTCTTTCAGGGCCAGCATCTTCTCCTGAAAGTACTCGTCATCACTCTGCTGGCCGAAACGCTCGTAGCCCACGTTGATCAGCTTCACGCCCGGCGCGTCCCTCCATTTGCGGTGGAGCATCAGCAGCACGTCCCAGCGCTCGCTCAGCTTCATCCGGTGCCTGGCGCCGTCGAGGAGGTATTTCACGCCCTGCGCGTCCACGCCGACAACTGCGATTGCTGTCCGGTCGCTGCGCTGCGTCCGCCCGCGGCTGGGGTCCATCATGATATAGACGTTCATCGTCACCGGCCGGATTTCGTAGGGCCGGAACCACTTGGCCTCGAACATCGCTTGTTTCCCGGCGGCCGGGTTCTGCAACATCTGCGCGGCCAGAGTGGACCGCTGCGCGATCTTTGTCTGATCCCACGTTTTTTGTGACAGGAACACCGGCTTGCCTTCGGGGCGTCCATTGTGGGTTGCCGGATGCAGCCGGACTTGCACCACCTTTCGCTCGATCATGGTCTGGTATGTGTCGCCGAAGGCATAGCGCGTTCCCACGTAGCGGCGGATAGTGCCATCACCGCAGCCTAGGTTGTCGCTCAACTCCCACGCCTCGGTCGCTTTGGTGATCTGCTCGGGATTCGAGACGTTTCGCAGTTCGATCATGTCGTCGAACACCAGTACACGAAAGTGAACGCCCGTTGGCTGGCCTTCGACAAGCCCCCACGCCTCCACCGTGGCCTCTTTTGGGTTGCTGGTGCGTTTTAGGACAATGCCGCCATTCAGGCTCCAGCGCG